TCTAACTGCTGATGCGTTCAATGATATTGAGCATGTAAGCAACAAGATAGTAGGAGTATTTACTACTAAAGAACTTGCAGAGAAAGAAATGGATACATGTAAGAAATACATTGATGATGATCCATGGGATATAAGCATTACTTATACAATCATTGAATGTCCATTACAAGGGGTGTAACAACCCCTTTTATATTAAACACATTTACTATGCATTTATTACTTGCACATTTAACATTTGTTCTACAATTACATACAGGTATTATTATACCAACTGATGATGTAGATGGTAGACCTATCTATTCAGTTCCTACTGCGGGAATTGAGTATGCATACAAAGCAGAGATTATTGACTATATACAAACTGGTGTCTTCACATATGATGAGACATTGAAGGATACAGTCAAATGATTACTAACTCTCATCCAAGCAGGACACCTGAAGAGGTGTATAAAGTATACATTGTTGATATTGGCAGTAACTTGCACACCATCAGTGGTATGGAAAATTAAGTCAAGGGTTGCAACCTTGTGAGAGTTCTATTTTATTTATCTATTTATTTTCTATTTATTTATTTTTAACCGTTTCTGATTATGAGAAATTTATCTAACAAGGGTTTAAGCATGTCCCAAGCACAAAGTATTTCTAATCTTTGTAATCAAAATGCTCTTGAGATTCAACGTGAGTTGGATTCATACAACAACTCTACTAAGACTATTACAGTTGATGGTAAAGACTACTTAATGCAAGAAGGTATTGCTGTACCTTATGATATCATGACTAAGCTTACTTATAAAGGTGATCTTCATGCATGTCAAGCTTTCTTAATGGAAGCTATTAAGAGTAAAGATGCAGAGTTATCTAGACTCCGAAATACAAATCCTGATTTGTCTCATTTGGTTGCTCCAGTAAGAGAGTATGCACCTGATTATGATATTAATTATGGTGTTGAAGAAACTTGGGGTTGGTCTCAGTTATCTGATGCTGAATACTCAGAGTATTTACAATCTGAAGCTATGGCATCTCACTTGGGTCAATTTATCCATAAAAGTGGTAAGTTATCTCAATTGAGAAAAGAACTATCTAATCTTCCAAGCATTGAATGGTTTGAAGTAGAAGATGGTAAGAAAACTCCAGTTAAGATTACTAAGCATCATGATCCTCAAGCATTGTTGGATCTTCATGAGGATATTGCAGCACATCATAGACAATATGAGCAACGTGTAAACTATTACAAAGCTAAGGTTAAGAACTTAACTAGTGATGAGAATGCACGTATTCAAAAAGTCAATGCAGATAAAGCAGCTGAGTTTCTTAAACTTGAAAAAGAGTTAAATGAGAAATACAAGATGGCATTGGATGCATACAATGGTGAGGTATTAAGACTCACTATGGAGTTTAATAGTCAACGTGAGTTGGATATTAAAGCTGCTGCTGCATTGAGAATCAATGTAGATCCAAGATTTCAGCATGTAATTGATCAATTCATTACAAAAGAAAATTAGTATTGGCATTAGGTGAGTAAGAGATAGGTATAAACTGATTCTCTTACTCTTTATACTTGATAACAGGAATTTTTCTATAGCAACGTGGTATGTGAACCACTTATAAGATACATTTATAAACTAGATCTAAACAAACCGCTTCTCTTCAACTTTACTGAGATAGAACTCATTAATCAGACAGGTTAAGTACCTAGAGGTGTACATTTGGCTGATAAAACATGAGACTTCATCTTTGTTTTTGTCTTTGTGGGAGAGAAGGTCTTTGATTTTGCATTTGTATTTGTTTTTGGCTATATATTCCTGTTATCAGGTGACTAGTAATTTTGTATTATATGGAAAAGCTAACATTCAATAAAGAATTAGGTAAATGGTATATTGATTTACCAACATGGGAAGGTGATAAAGAAGAACTAGAAATGGTTGCAGGTGCAGACATACTACTAGATAAACTATCTAATAATGAAGATACAGTGAGTTTATTTGTGTCTCAAGAAGAGGTAGATGATTCTATTATTCTGAAGAAGAAGTATAATATCAATGGTGGTGCTGATTACAAGCCTGTCAATACTGATATTGTATATAGTGTCTGGCTTTGTGGTGTCACTAAGTTTGTGTTTGGAGGTATTATGCCTCAAATGTTGTATGTAAAAACTACAGTATGAAAGAGATAATTGTTATGCTATTAGTAATGGCATTAGTATGGTCACAGTATAAACTAAATCAAAAGTTATGAATAAGTTAGAAGAACTCAAAATCTTAAAAGAGATGTATCTTCAGGATCTTGAAGATATACATGTGTATGAAGCAAATCCACACATGAAGGAACTGAGACAGTTTGAGTTAGAATCTCAAATTGTTGCTATCATGGAAGCAATAGAATATTTAGAAAGAGCAAATCAATCTAAGAAAAAGGTTATTATCGGCTTAGGTATAACACTGATTATTTCATTTATTATTTATTTAATATTTTAACTATGTCTGAAAAGAGAAAAGTTGGGAGACCAAGAAAAACATCTGCACCTGTTGTTGAGAAAATTAATGTAGTTACTTGGAAACAGAAGTATCATGATCTTTTGAAAGAGTACAAATTACGTGAAGAAACATCAGAAATGTTTATTGCAAATGCAAGAGAAGTTTTATCAGAACAAGCTGATAATCAGTTAGAAATTGTTAAGTTAGTACTTGATAGTTATAGTAGCATTGAAGGACAATGTAAAACTGCACTTGATTTAACAGGTACTATTGAAGAAGCAGATGTTATTTATCTGACTAGTTTTGCTAGAAGAGTGTTATTACACAAGTTTACAGATTTTAATAAAGCTTCAGAAGATTAAGATCTTCAGGTCCCATAGCTCAATTGGATAGAGCAACACACTTCTAATGTGTAGGTTTCTGGTTCGAGTCCAGATGGGATCACTATTTTTATTGTTGAATTTAATTATATGATTATGAATGTGTTAGGAAAACTATTTAAGAAAAAAAACAAATTAAAACCATCAACAGAGCTTAAGCTTTGTATTGTTGATGACACAACTACTGATCTGTGGATCACTTTAGGTATCACAGAGAAGAGAAGAGATGAAATTGTAAAGATGTGTAAAGAAGCTTACAACAATCACAGTACTAAAACAGATAGTTACAAAGAGATTGTTGATCAATGTCATCATGTGAATGAGATTATACCAGCATGTATAGTCTTTGAAAGATTATGTGATTTAAATAACAATCCTCTTGCAGGTTTATTTCAAGCATTTGGTCATGAAAATGATTGATACTGTACTAGGTTTTGATTTTAACCTAGAACTAATTGGCCGGGATGGTGATTTAGTTAAACCTGGAATTAAACATACATGTGCTCCTGAAACTGATGAATTACCAAATATTGGTAACAGTTTTGGGAATACAAGATGGTTTACCAACTTTAATGAGGGTTTATTGCAAAAAATTAGGGATTATAAAAGATTAAACACATGAAAGTACAAGTAACATATGAAGAATCTGATGTTGCTGTAGCTTTAGATGGTATAATGGAACATCATAATGCTAAAGAGTTTGTAAAGTTATTGACTCCCATGTTATGTCAGAATAGTCAAGCAACTACATGGTTTTTTAAACTATTGCTTGGTAATAAACTACCTGAAGTAATACCTAATGGAACTCTTTGTAAGATATCTGTTCAAGATCTAGACTATAATGCAAACAAGTCTGCTCTTATGAAGACTGATTTAGTAGATGACCAAGATAGAGTTATTGCTAGAGTCAAAGAATTTAGAGGTTGGCATGAGCATTCTAATTATTCAATTAGATACTCTAATTGGCATCTTGATAATGATAGAGCATATGAAGAAACCAGTTATGTACAGGCTCATCAACTAGAAGTAATTAAGGAAATTTAACGTAGTATATCTGAGGTATGCTTTTCCTAACCAAAGAATATTAGGGGGTTTCGGCCCCCTTTATTCTTGTTAGCTATATATTCCTGATTATTATTAAATAGTGTTATTGTATTCACTATAAATACTATATATTTATCTGCATATTTATGTAGATAATGTTATATCAGCTCCCAAATGGGAAAGTAGTTCATCTCTCCACAGAGGAATTTCTTGATCTTACAGACGAGGATATACAGTATCTTATGTCCCTAGATTATGGGGAATACATCAAAAATCCTTTTAGTGGTTCAGCCGTAGATAGTAATACTAAAGAAAAGTATTATGATTTTGAGTTCTTGGCTGTAGATGATGAAGACATAAATGACATCATTTCTGATGACATCCCTTTTGATGACATCATTGACTTATCGGACGAAATGAATATGTAGTTTTAAACTACTTAACTTACTATGGCTTGAGTAACCATGGTATAGTATCTACTCAATTATCTATTTATTTATTTTTTAAAATTGAAGTTATGAATTCAAAAGTAATTGTATTAGCTGATGAAACAACAAAAACAGTTGTAAATGTATCAAAAACAAATCCTAATTATGGATTTATCCGTGTACAACAAGTACGAACTATGATTGATGACAATGGTTTCTTACGTAGAAAACCTGTTACAGCATTAATACCAGGTACAATTGATGAATTAGAAGCATCTCAATTCTTTGCTGGTCAACAATTAGATGGTAAAATTGTGATTGAAGAATCTCTTGAACCATTTAATGAAAAAGAACCAGAAAGAGATCTTAAAGTTGCCGGAGAGACTGGCATTGTATGTACATTAGGTGGATTACCTATTTACCGTAGAACAAAGATGAGTTTTGACCAGACTTCTGCAGATGCATTTATCAAACATGATAATGTTGATCAGTTACGTGCTGCATTTAACACTCAAACTAAATCTAAAGCAATCCGTCCAGGAGTTGCAGATGATTTCTCTATTGGAGGATAATATATTTTATTGGAATAAAAACAAGGGGAGTTAACAGCTCCCCTTTTTGTTTATTAATTTTTATTGTATGATTATGGAAAAGTTGAAACAAGATATTAAACAATATCAGTTGAGATCACAAACTGTGATGTCATATGAACAAGATAGATACTCACTCTATCAAAACTATCTTTATAAAAGAGCACTCTATGGTTTAGATGCTCTTACAGAGAAAGAACTTGCTACTATGTGTAGTAAGAAGAAACAAAGAATAGTTAATGTTTACAAGCGTGCTCAAACTGTTTTAAACTCATTTAAACAGCAACTTACAATAGCATATACTAATAATTTATTCAGAACATTTTTCCCTAAGTCAAAGATTACTAAAGAGTTAGTAGAATTCAATGATGTAGATGAAAAGTTCAAGAATACTTTAACTTTTAAAGATTTAAACATCTCAAAAGATGATATTATTCGTATATTTATAGCCGAAGGTGTATTACCTAAAAACTTTTTAAGTTTAAAGGAGGCACCTGTAAGTTTACCAAATTTGAGAAATGCAGATAAAACTTAAAGAATGTGATGGTTGTGGCAAACCATCACAAATATGGAAGAACCATGAGGGGTTTAAATACTGTAAATATTGTTGGAGTTGCCAAAAAGCCATTAATAGTGACAGTTCACAGAAACCAAACGATTATAAAATCCCTCAGGTTTCTTCTAAAAAGAAAAAGAAAGACACTGAGTATCTTAAGTTAAGAGAAAGGTTCCTTACACAAAATCCAATATGTCAGGTCTCTGTAGCCGGTTGTATGAATGGTAGTACTGATGTGCACCATACTTATGCCGGCTCTAACAGAGATGCATTCTATTTAGTACAGTCAACTTGGTTGTCTGTGTGTAGAAACTGTCATGATTGGGTGCATGCACACCCTGCAGAATCAAGAACATTAGGTTATTTAAAATAAAATTATGGATAGACAAGACATCCAATTAGAAGCACTATCTGCAACTGATGGTAAACAGAGATGTTCTGTTGTATTAGGCACAGGAGTTGGTAAAACTCTTGTTGGTCTTAATTACATTGACAGAAACACAACTCCGTTAATGAAAGTGTTAGTTGTAGCACCAAAGAAATCAATATTCCAGTCATGGAAAGATGATGCAGAGAAGTTTAATATGCATCATTTATTAGGTAGAATTGTATTTACTACTTATCTCAGCTTAAATAAGCACAATCCTAATGATTATGATATGGTTTGTTTGGATGAATGTCATTCAATACTAGATAGTCATAGAGGATTTTTGCAATTGTATAAAGGAAAGGTACTGGGTTTAACTGGTACACCACCCAAAAGACATTATTCAGAGAAAGGTAAATTAGTACAAGAATTCTGTCCTGTAGTGTATACATTCAAAGCAGATGATGCTATTGAGAATGGAATACTCAATGATTATCAGATCATTGTACATGAGATTCAATTGAATAAGTGTAAAGGTTATCAAGCAGTGATGAAAAACAAATCTTTTGTTACTTCAGAGTATGATAACTATATTTACTGGTCTAGAAGAATTGATGTAGGTTCTGGTAACATGCACATGCTCAGAGTTATGAGAATGAAAGCAATGATGGAGTATCCAAGCAAAGAGAAATATACTAAGAAGTTAATGGAAAGCATTAATACTAAATGTATTGTATTTGCTAATACTCAAGCACAAGCTGATAGACTATCTCAATATAGTTATCACAGTGGTAATAAAGATTCAGAAGAGAATTTATTGATGTTTAAATCAGGAGAGATAACTAAATTATCTACTGTTCTTCAATTGAATGAGGGTGTTAACATACCTAATCTTAGACAAGGTATCATTATGCATGCGTATGGTAATGAGAGAAAAGCTAGTCAAAGGATTGGTAGGTTACTCCGTCTTAATCCAGATGATAAAGCAATTGTACATATTCTATGTTATATGGATACAATTGATGAGAAGTGGGTTAAAGAAGCATTGGAGGGATTTGATCAAACTAAAATACTCTGGAAAGATTACGGTTTAACATTATAATTATGGAACTACCAGAAGATCACAGACTCATATTATACAATGATGATGAACATAGTTTTGCTTATGTCATGGCATGTTTAATTAAATATTGTGGACATGAACCTCAACAAGCAGAACAATGTGCATTGGTTGCTGATCTTGCTGGTCAGTGTACTGTAAAACATGGATGTTGGGCACAGATATCAACTATGTTAGAGTTTCTTCAATCACAAGGTCTCAAAGTAACAATGGAACAAGATGAAGGCAATTTGCATTGACAGTAGTAATAAACCTGCTAAAGTCCCTGTAGAACAGTGGATTAAACAAGGTGAAACTTATACTATTATCAAAATAGTAAAGATGGGATTGCAAGACAACAAATATGGTGTGCTTCTTAAAGAGGTACAGATGTCTGCTGACTGTTTTCCATATGAATACTATGATGCTGACAGATTTATTCCATTAGATGAAAGAGTTCTTAATATGAAAGAAGAACGAGAAGAAGTCTTAGAGGCTGATTTAGAATTAATTTAAATTTTATGGAAGATTACACAAAAGAACAAGTTGTTAAAGAACTTAGTTCTTTAGATCAAAAAACTCGTAAAAGAAATGTTGTTGATCAAAGAAGTTATCTAATTGGTATTTTACATCAAAAATTTGGTCTATCAGAACATGCAATTGCAAAATTGACAGGACTTAAAAGAGAAAAAATAAATTACAATAGAAGATTGCCGGTTCAATTTAAAGATGATCCAACATATAAGGAAAATATATATGTATATGCTCAATTATTTCCCTTTGACTTTAGTAAAAGTTATGCTATTAAATCACAAAGACAGAAAACAATACAAATAACTGTTGATGATAAACTGTTTAAGAAGTTAACTTTAGTTAGAGATTTATTTGGGCACAAAGATGTTAGAACTACAGTTGCACATTTACTTGAAAAATCTATGAAATTATGGGCAGAATGAAAGAGATCTACATGCAAGTTATGCATGCAAATGATGGTCAAGTTCCAGGTGAATTGACTATTAGTGACATGATAAAAATGAAAGAACTAGAAATTTATAACTGGGAAGAATATGAAAGGGAACAAGAGAGAATTAGAGTATTCAGAGTTAAACAGGAGAATCCAAGAGAGATTACAAAGGTTGCACAAACAAGGGAATACTGGGAACAAGAACTCCGTGCGGGTCAAAACAGAAGAAAAATCAAAAAAGACCAACAATGAAGAGGGAGACTAGAGTTATAATGGTATTGATTGCTATTATATGGATTGCTATTATTTCACATCTTACTCATCCTGAACCAGTTGTAAAAGTAAAAGATTCTTTTAAATTTGTAAAAGTTAAGGATTGGTCTAAGACTGTAACTGGACCAAAAGTTGGTTACTTAAACCATTTGTATAATACCAAATGAAACATTTTATAAAATATACACTGATATGGATTAGCCAAAACTTGGCTATACCTTTTTGGTCTATTGGACATATTCATCTCATGACTTCAGTTTATGCTGATATTCATGAGGTGATGATGTCAATGGGTATGAATATTATTGTGGCAGTTGGATTTATAGTTGATTACAAAGAAACAAGAAAGAATGATTACAATAATTAGAGGAAGCTACGTGCTTCTATTGAGTTACTATCCTTGTGATGTGTTCACGTATTTTAATGTGACAGAAATGCATGGTCTTAATATCCAAGATTGTAACAATCATGAAAATACTACAGAAAGCGCTTATATAGCAGGTTGGAGTAATTTTATACCCAAAGAATCTGGTGAGTATACTGATGATGATCCAAGATTTGTATTTATTAATCTTTCAAGATGTACAGATTCAGTTAGTACTTTTGGATTAATAATGCATGAGTTAATGCATCAATCATTTGCATTACATAAATTTGATGTAGATAAAGAAGAAGAAATTATTACATGGGCCGAAGAAGAAGCTTATGAGGTATTTAAAATTGTTGAAAATGAGATTAAAATGTAATTTTTGACATATTTAACCGGTTAAGATCCGATTATGTAGGTTAAAACCAGCATAAATTGTGATTTTTTCACAAAAAGATGGATTAAGACAACATTATAAAGGATAAGGGGTAAAAATTACCACATAAGTTAAATTAAAATGTAAACAATGAAAACAGCAGTAGAATGGTGGAAGCTATTGATTGTGTTTGTATCAGCAATAGTTTTAGAAGCCAACTCAATAGCAGGATTAAGATTTCTAATGGATGAAAATTGGTTTGGTATGGTAATGATGGTGGCTATTAACCCATTTCTTTGCCTACCAATGAACCACTATACAATTGAAGTAAAGAGTTTTAAACAAAGAGCTTTGATTGCATTTGCATTTAGTTTAGGTTTTGCAGTTGGTGTAATGACAATAAGACCATTTTTTATTTAAACATGAAACTATGAAACTAAACAGAGAAGATCGTAGAGAAGAAATGGGTGGTATTGGTACTGCTATTTTCTTAAGCTTTGTAATCATATGTATTATAGTAGCTACTATTCAAGCAATTTTTAATATTTTTTGATATGAAAAACTATCCAAAATGGGTAAACAATCTTGTTTACTTTTTAGCAGGTATTGGCTTCGGTCATATATTATTTAACTTTATACTTTGAGTTATGCCAGATATGACAATGTGTAGTGGTGTTGAATGTCCACTAAAAGAAACTTGTTACAGATATAAAGCTGTACCAGGTTTTATGCAATCACATTTTGCAGAAGTACCTTATGATTCTGATCAAGAAAAGTGTGATTATTATTGGCCAACTAAAATTATGGAAAATGGGAAAGATAATTCTTGAGTTTGACTCTATTGAAGAAAAAGAAGATGCAAGAGATGCATTAGATGGTTCTAGATGGAAATCGGCTGTATGGGATCTTGACCAAAAACTACGTGAGATAACCAAATATGGTTATGTTGACAAGAAAGAAGCTACTGATCAAGAAAGAGATTTAGCTGATAGACTTAGAAAAGAATTGAGAGGAATATTAGAAGACTATAATTTAAATCTAGAATAGTATGAGTGTAAATAAGAAAGACTACAAAATTGTAGAATTACAAGATGGTTATGAAACTAAGTATGCAGTAAAGAAAAGATTCTTATGGTTCTTTTGGAAGACTATTAAGAATCATGCAGGATTTAGAATTATATACAATTCTAAAAGAGCTGCACAATCTTACATTAACTTTCTAAAGTGATAATTTCTACATGTGTTAGGAAGGTACAGCGGATTAAGAGATTATGTCAGTTGTAGAAAAAGTCACTAGAAAGAGTATGATTATTAGACCAAGTGGGAGGAGCACTGATTACATTGCTCCTTCTTTTGGTCATGGCTGTTTGTATAACTGTACTTACTGTTATATGAAGAGACATAAACCGGAAGGATTAACTGTAGCTAAGAATACTATGGATATCCTGACAGAAATCAATTCCCATGCATTTTTTGCAGATGTAGAGAAGCCAAATCAGACTGGAGATTATATTACATATGATATCAGTTGTAATGAGGATTTTGCTCTACATGCTAAGTACCATGATTGGAAAACAATCTTTAAGTTCTTTAGAGATCATCCTCTTGCTATGGGTTCATTTGCTACTAAGTATGTAAATAAAGAACTTCTTGCATTTAATCCTGAACATAAAGTTAGAATTAGGTTTAGTTTAATGCCTTTTGAGTTACATCAACATCTTGAGCCTAATACTAGTACTATTCATGAAAGACTCTTGGCTATACCAATGTTTTTAAATGCTGGTTATGATGTTCACTTAAACTTTAGTCCTGTTATTGTACATGACAATTGGTTAAAACATTATGAAGCTTTATTTAAAAGTGTTGCTTTTATGGCAAAAAGTCATGGTTGGGACCTTACAAGAGTTAAAGCTGAGGTAATCTTTTTAACTCATAATGAAGAAAAGCATTGGTATAACCTAGCAAATAAATTACCCGGTGAAGAATTTTTATACACACCTAAAATTCAGGAGCAGAAAATTTCCCAGTTTGGAGGAAATAACATTAGGTATGAACACAGAAGGAAGTTTGACTATATTAAACAATTTAGAGAACTTCATGACAGGATCATCCCTTGGAACACAATTCGTTATATATTTTGATAAAGAAATGGAACAGAAAATAACACATGAAATGCTAGAGTTATCAGCAAACATTGCAAAAGAACATTATGAATTGACAGACAATGTAGATAGAAACTTAAACTATCTGTGGTATATGTACTATAAGGGTAGTAAAGTTGGGACATTCCGTCCTTTTGTATATATGGCAGAGTTACAACTGCTAAAGAGAATGGGCTACATTAATGATACTGAGATAAAAAACATGATTGCAATGTTAGAATCTTCAGATGAAGAAAACCTGCACATGGTTACTCTATCAATTAAGAGCTTTAGAGATCTAAGAATTTTAGAACATGGTGAGTATAGTAAAGTGAATAAGGCATATACAAAGATTGCCAAGGATTATCCACATGAAATACTTAACCATGAAGTATTTATGAAAACAATGTCCCCAGCAAATGGCTAATTTAATCAAAGAACATATTATTGCAGAGATAAGAGATAGTAATAAGAACATTAAAGACATGCTTCCAGAAACTATAGCAAAGTATGTAAAAACAAGATATAAATGTTCTACATATATTGCCAAGACAATTGCAAAAGAATTAACAAATGACAGAAAATGAATTAACAGACTTAGGCTTTAATAAGGTGGAAGTCAATAACTTAGAAAGTCAAAACGGATATGATTATTATTATTATACTTTTGACATATTTAACAATCTTACTTTGATCTCAGTAGACAATGATAGAGTAGAAAATGAAGATTGGTATGTATATAATCTAGATTGGCCTGATCAATTTAAGCTTCAGACAAAGGATCAAGTTCTTCAATTCCTTCATTCTGTAGGTCACTTTGTTTCATAAGTTTGGCCTTTTCAGAAAGTACTGTGGAAAGAATTAGAGTTGATGCAGATTCCCATGCATCATCAATTTCTTGAGATAAAATATCAAATGTCATAGTAGTTTTTAATACTTCCCCTGTACGGAGATGTATTTTACTACCAGCATCTGGATTTCTAGGATTGACAAAAGATATTCTTGTTATGTGAGTAACATTCAGGTGTTCAATGTATGGACCCTGCTCATCTCTAAATTCAATTGGTAGAAACATCAGACTATTTGGTTACCTTCTATTTTGTAATTGTTTACTTGCACTAAATTACCATTTCTTTTTAGAATAGCAAATCCATGATTCCATTCATTTATTTCAAGGTATTCTGGAGTGAGTTCACATAAACAACCAAGACTGTAACCACGGATAGTTGTAGAGTCATCAGGACCATATACTCTTTGTGAGCTAGAACTTGTTTTGTGAAAGTGATTTATAAGACAGTTTGTCTTTAGTCTCATTAGAGCAGTACGTGCTGGTACAACACCACCTGCACCTGGGATTTTGTCTCCGTGCTCTATAAGGAAGTCACCAAAGACAACTTTAGATCTAAATGGAATATACTGTACACCATATTCAGCTACACGTAGAAGTACATCTAGTCTGAATTCATCCATGTCCAATAGTTCTGATGCCTTAACTCTAAGATATCTCTCAAATCTATTTTCATGGTTACCTGGGATAAAGTAAATAGGAATACCAGGAAATCTAGATCTACAGTAATCTAAGAATTGTCTACCTGCCTCAAGTTCCTGTTTGAAGTGAACCATTCTTGGATCTTTCTCATGAAAAGAGAGTTGGTAGAAATCTAACATGTCACCGTTGATAAACAGGGACTCTATCTTTTGTTTTTCCATCTCATCAAATGCTGCTTCTATAGCATCATTATCTTGATATGGTATATGAAGGTCACCTATAACTCCTACGGAGTTGCAACCTGTTGGGAATACAAATGTACCACGTTTGGATGCATATGATTCTGGTAGGAATTTTTCTTTCATGTTTATTTCAACTTTAAGTTCTTTTTGAAATTTTCTATCATACAAATGCTTTCTGTGTTCTTTGCCGTATTGACCTCTATAGTATCTTACTTTACCATAGACAGATTCAAAAGAACTAAGAACAGGATTTTCAGAATAGATTTTTTTAGCTAGAGTTTTTGAGGGGGCTTCTGGAAATCTTTCTAGGTAATCCAGGACTATATCAGTATCTTTACTTCTGTGACTTTTATTTCCAGGGATTCTTTCCATATCTATTAATAATATACAAAAAATAATCAACATGTTTACCGTAAAACTGGTCAAACAGGATGGTAAGTTAGTCTATCCTGATGACAAATCAAAATTAAACTATCAGATATTTCTTGATAAACTAGCTGAGGGACAGCAGGTTGAGGTCTTTATGGGTCTTACCTCTGATAATGGGTCTATTGCACAACTTGCAAAAGTACATGCTTGTATCCGTGAACTAGCAAAAGAATCAGGATACACATTTGATGAAATGAAAAAAATTATAAAGCAGCAAGCTGGTCTATGTTATGATGCAGATGGTGCTGAATACTGTAAGTCTTTTGCAGACTGTAGTAAAATGGAATTAGTACTTGCTATAGAAGCATGTGTACAACTTGGAAGAGAGAATTGGAATCTTAACTTATCTTAGGTTCTACGTAACCTTCATCTCCAGGTTCAAGAATTTCTTTTTCAATGTATAAGTCCTTTTCTGTTGCTGTCTTTTCTATTTCAGACAACAAAAGAACAATGGTATAAAAAGCTCTTTGCATAGGATCTAAATCCTCATAGCTCTTAGTAATAGTTTCTTTAAAGTATTCATCTCCTTTTTCTTCAATGTTTAAGGATTGAATGATTGCCAAAGATGCAGCTTTAGCCATAAGATAATAATTCTTATTGACAGTTATGTCTAGTACTGCATCATCTTTGAGTTCTTTTACTTTGACCATGACATTAATATTATTAACAAATATACATTATTATGAGTAATATATTAGACATTGATGATTATAAACAAAAAATATTTAATAAACTTGAACCTAGTGGTTGGGGAAGAGTTCTTAAACCTTTTATATTTAGTTTAGAATTTGAAAAGATTCTTACTGATTTATACAGTCTTTCTCAAGATGGTAAAAGGTTTACTCCTACATTAAAAGATGTTTTTAGAGCATTTGAGGAGTGTCCATATGATGAACTTAAAGTAGTCATAGTGGGTCAAGATCCATATCCTACACTTGGTGTAGCAGATGGTATTGCATTTAGTTGCAGTAAATCTGAAAAAGAACAACCGTCTCTAAGATTCATTTTAGATGAAGTTGAAAAATTATACCCGGAAGGGTATAAAAGACCCTTAGACCTATCAAAATGGTCCCGACAGGGTATACTTTTGCTTAATACAGCTCTTACAACTGAAGTTGGTAAGATAGGTAAGCACTATGAAATATGGGCTCCATTTGTAGCCTATGTATTTGATTACCTCAAGAACTTTCATCCAGGATTAGTTTATGTGTATATGGGTAAAAAATCTCAGGAATGGGCAGACATGTGTGGAGAAAATTGTACTAAATTTATGGTCTCACATCCTGCAAGTGCTGCTTACAATGGTAGCAAATGGGATTCTAAGGGTGTCTTTCAAGAAGTAAAAGACACTGTGTATCACTTGTATAACTACAAAATCATCTGGTAATGGGAGAAATCTTTTTAAAAATGAGTCAAGCAGAACTCACACCTAATATGTTCTACATATTATACTGCATGCATGCAGGTATTGTACCTGATAAATCTGTCAATTCTTCATTAGAAATAACTAGACTAAAAGCAAATGATTGGCTGTCTGAAGATTTGGATTTGACAAACAAAAGCATTATATTTATGGTAGAAATTGATGGCTACTTCAAGAAATCAAAGAAAAAAACTTCTAGAAATTTAATGGGTGACGGTTTTATGCAGAATATAGAAGCATATGTTTCTTTATTTCCTAATAAAAAACTGTCTTCTGGTAAATATGCCAGAGTTCCAGCAAAGAACTTAGAAAATTCATTCAGATGGTTTTTTGAAACTTATGACTATGACTGGGAAACTATATTTCTTGCAACACAGAAGTATATCTCAGAGTATGAGTCAAAGAATTATGAGTACATGAGAACAGCTCAGTATTTTATTAGAAAACAAAATTTAGATAAAAGTTGGGATTCTGACTTAGCTACTTATTGTGAATTCTTAAAAGACAGTCCTGATGATGATGTAGATACATTCGGTGAGTTAATTGTATAATGTAAATGAAAGTCTATGACAAAACTATTTAATGGGGCAAGACATTTGCTTCCCGTTAGTGAGAGAGAAAGTTTAGAAAAAGGTCTTCTCAAAATGAAAGCAAAGAGAGAGGGTAGGTTACCTGCACTTATTAGTGCATGGCCTAAGTTTAATGATGCTTTCTGTGATGGACTTGAGTGGAGAACAATAACTGTAGTAGGTGCACGACCAGGTACTGGTAAAACTTTATTTATGGAACAGTTGGTGTCTGATATTATCAAACACAATGCTGACCAAGACTTTAGAGTTCTTAAGTTCCAGATGGAAATGGTTGATGAAACTAGTGCAATTAGAAAGTTCGGTCTGATTACTGGTGCTGATTACAATACATTAATGAGTAAAAATGGCAATTTGGTAGACAAAAGGTTATTTCAAAAGTGTGTAGATTACTATAAAGAATCTGCAGACAGTGATATAATCAATGTTGTCTATGATGTATGTACTGTCAATGAAATGTGTGCAACCATTCATTATGAATGTGAAAGACACAAGAATCCTGATGGTACGTATAGAAACTTACTTGTTACAATAGATCACTCTGCTTTATTTAAGAATGATGTAGGACAAAAAGACAAATTTGATATGCTAGGTGCATTGGGTGAGGCCTTGACCCATATGAAGAAAAATTATCCTGTAGCATTTGTTGTTCTAAGTCAATTAAATAGAAACATTGATGATACTAAGAGACAAGTAGAAGCCAATTATGGAAATTATGTATTAGATTCTGACATTTATGGTTCTGATGCTTTATTACAACATGCTGATGTAGTTATTGGTATTAACAAACCTTCTATCAGAAAGATTAAGAAATATGGTCCTGAGAAGTTTTTGATTGAAGATCCGGATACACTAGTGTTCCACTTCTTAAAATCTAGAAATGGTCTTACAAGAATCAGTTTCTTTAAACTAGATAGAACGAGTATGAGAATAGTAGAAATACCTACACCAGCAAGAGAAACAACACAAAAAATTCAAGTAAATTAATTTAATTATGACAACGAGCAATTTGAGAAAAGAAAAAGAAAGAGAGTTCTATATGCAGCATATGGATACTTTCACAGCAATTGGTATCCCAGATCCATTTTTTACTCTAAAGACTGCTTTCTTCAAGAAAGGTAAGTTTGGCAGACAATGTCAATTCTTTGAGTGGGAGTTGAAGAAAGGTGAGGATATCTATGTTGAATTTTATGACAATGTCTATGATGATTTTGGAAAAATCACAGGTATGGTTCCAATGAATGAAGATAGACAATTGTTTAAGTTGAGGTATAATCCATTCTTTGGTGAAGAATATGATGTTATTGAAAGCTATGATGCCGAAGGTAAAGTAGACAGAAAATATCTTATTCCTCTTAATGAGATGGCAGTTATTCTATCTAGTGGTCAAGAGATCAGTTATGCTCTTTATGAGAAAAGAAAAGAAGAGAGTAAACTTGAGCTTCCACAACTACAAAAATCACTAAGTATTTTTCCAGATTTTGAAGAGAAGTATGCTCCTAAAAAAGAAGAAGAAGATGTTTTTCATTCTGATGAAGAATCAGCTTCTGATATACTTTTAAGGATTGCAACAGACTTTCAAAAACTAGCACAAAAACTAAAGTAAGATGAGTATTGTACTTCCAACTAAAAAAGTGAAGGCAGAAAGAGTTAATCCTAAAAGATTGATTATCTATTCAAAGCCTAAGACTGGCAAAACTACTGCATTTGCAGGTTTAGACAGTAATTTAATTTTTGACTTAGAAAACGGTGCTGATTATGTAGAGGCATTAAAGTTAAAAGTTAATAGTCTTCAAGAATTACTTGATGCAGGTAAAGCTATTAAAGCAGGTGGGTTTCCATATAAGTATGTTACAATAGATACTGTGACTGCATTAGAAGATATGGTTATGCCACTTGCAATTAAGTTATACCGTAATACAAGTATGGGTAAGAACTATGATGGTGACAATGTATTGTCATTACCTAATGGTGCAGGTTATTTATATTTAAGACAAGCTTTCTTTCAAGTTTTAGATTTTATTGATACTTTAGCTCCCCACATTATTTTATCTGGTCATATTAAGGACAAGCAGGTAGATGATAAAGGAGAGATGGTAATGTCTGCAAATATTGATTTGACAGGTAAAATAAAGTCTCTTATCTGTGCTAATGCTGATGCAATTGGTTACATGTATAGAAAAGGTAATAAGACTATATTATCTTTTAAAACAAGTGAAGAAGTTACTTGTGGTGCTCGTCCGGAGCATTTAAGAAATGAAGAAATAGTAATAACTGAAATGAATGAAAAAGGTGAACTTGAGTTTCACTGGGACAAAGTATTTATTTAATAATTAAAAACAAAGAAAAATGGCATTAAGCACAACTGATTTGGGCAAAGGAAGCTCAGGACTACCAAAAACAATTACTCCAGGTAACCATGTATTGAAAATCAATAACATTGAATTAGAAGAATTCAAATTTATTGCTGGAGCATACCACCTTATGTTACATGTAGAAACTAAACCTATTGAAGGTTTTGAAGGTTTCTTGATTGACAAAGATGATGAAAGTAAAGGTCATTATGCTGGTCAAATTGGTAGAGTAAAAGCTAGTCAATATGCATTTGCAGATGGTGAAACTAAATCTGGTATCAAAATTCAAAGAGATAGATCTATCTTGATCTTCTTAAGAACTCTTGCACATACTTTTGGATTAGATTCTTGGTTCCTTGAGCAAGATGGTCAACATGAAACTATTGAGGACTTTGTTAAAGCATTCAATAAAACTGCTGATTTCAGAAATAAGTTTCTTGAATTCTGTGTTGCAGGTAAAGAATATGAAGGTAAAACAGGTTATACAAACTATGACATGTGGTTACCTAAAGCTGAAGGTAAAAAATATGCTTTTGGTGAAGAAGAAGGAGGAGTTGTGATTCCTTTTGATGAATCTAAACATCTTAAAAAATTAGAAGTTAAAGAAGTTAAATCCTTTGGGGATGATGATGACACGTTTTTGAAACCAAAAACATCATCTGATTTTAGTCTAGACTAATAACTTACTCTCTCATAAAAGGGGAGAGTAATATCTCCCCTTTTTAATTTTAGATTATGATTTCAACTAAGAATATTATATCTGATTTAGAGGAAGTACCTAGAGAATGGGTATTTGAGTATTATTTAAACTTAAAGGAAAAACTTATTGGTCAAGATATAAAGATGCTTTCTGCATTTAATGTAAAGGACAAAGTTCCAAGCATGTTTATCTATCGCAATGGGGATTACTATAAGTTTAAAGATTTTTCTTCAGGATTTCAAGGTGATCATATAGAACTTGTCAGACATTTATTTAACTATGATGCTAGATTTAAAGCAGCAGATAGAATTATACGTGACTATCAAGAGTATTTAAAATACAATACACCAACAGATAGAAGTCCAATTCAATTTCATGATAAGTTTAAAGTAGTTGATTATCAAATGAGACACTGGAATTCCCAAGACTCTAAGTTTTGGTTAAGTTTTAGGATTTCTTCAAGTATTTTGGAGAAGTATAATGTTGTCCCATTAGAGTTCTTTACTATGGAAAAGAATGATATTGATGGTACTGTAATATCCTATAAGTTTACAAGACCTTATGTCTATGGTTATTTTAGAGAAGATGGTGAGCTGTACAAGATTTACATGCCTAAAATCCCAGAGAAAAAGTTTATTAAGATCCAGAACTATACACAGGGTATGGATCAACTGCAATATGATTCTAAGTATCTACTGATTGTTTCTTCACTTAAAGATCTTATGTCTTTCAAGAAACTTGGTATTGGTAATATAGAATGCATTGCTCCGGACAGTGAGAATACAATGATTGGAGAATCTGTTATAAATAAACTTAGAGAGAAGTATTCTAAGATTATTGTACTGTTTGATAATGATGAGCCCGGTATAAAAGCTGCTCAGAGATATCAGGATAAGTATAATATTCCACATGTAGTACTTGACATGTCTAAGGATTTATCAGACTCCGTGAGAGATCATGGTGTTGAATCTGTGAGAGATAAATTATTATCTTTACTAAAACAAACAGTATGAGTTGGTTATACAAAGGTGAAGTATTTAATGACAGCAAAATTCCAGAAGGTGCTGTAGGTTTCATTTATGAAATGGAAGCAATTATTGATGGTAAAGCAGTCCGTTACATTGGTAAAAAGAATTTTTATTCCACAGTTAAAAGAAAACTAGGAAAGAAAGCTATTGCTAATCTTACAGACAAAAGAGCATCTAAATACACTTTTGTTAGCAAAACTAACTATGAAAATTATTACAGCAGTAATACAGTGCTACAGGATGCACATAAAGCAGGAATTCCTATAAAGAGATTTATGGTTAGAATATGTTTCTCAAAGACAGAGTTAACATATCATGAGACTAAATCACAATTTGTAAGGGAGGTGCTTGAAAAAGAAGAATATCTGAATGCCAATATTCTTGGCAGGTTTTACAAAATTAAATAGTATGACAGAAAATAATATGACAGGCCTTCTATTACAGTTGGCTGACCGTGGTGTGACCGGAATTAAAGTAACTTATGAAGGATCTGGTGATTCAGGTGCAATTGAAAATGTAATCTACACTTCAGAAAAATTGAGTGAAGATGAAGAAGATGCATTTAGTGATATAAATGACATATATGTTTGGGGTCAAGATGTAATGCCTCTTAGTAAACTAGATTCGGGTCTTGAATCAGATATTGCAAATTTTGTTGAAGAACAATTACTCAATGATATTGAAGACTGGTGGAATAATGAAGGTGGTTCTGGTTCAGTATGTATTCTTGTACCATCAGGTAAGTACAAGATTATTAATGATATCAGAATTGTTGAGATAGAAACTTATCTTCATGAGGGATCTTTGATTCAAAAAACATTATAATGGCACATCCATATCAACATGCTGTATCTTCAACTAGAAAGTTTGGAGGAGCTCCAGTAGATTATTTATATATACACCAATGGTTTGATGAAACCAAAGCATGGGTAGGTCATAGTAAGCACAGAATGTTCCGTCACCACAGTGAGGGTATATTTGAATGTGAGCAAAGATTTGGTATATCATTTACTAACTCTGATGGCAAAACTGTATATACAAGATATGTTGCAGAACAACATGTTAAGGAAGATTGCAATGGATATATTCCAAGTGCAAAAGAATGGTTAGATATGATTGCAAGTGGTGAATTAAAACAATGGGCAATTAAAACTTTAAAAATTGAAGACTAATGATTTTTGACAAAGAAGAAACAAGAAACTTGTTGAACATGCTACGTTCCAGTGATAAAGAAAATGCAACTGTAGCATTTGAAGCTCTTAAAGGAGTGGATACAAAAAAATATTTAGGGGAATTAATTACATTATATAAGTTTGGTAAACATACACTTGAAGAATGGAAGACTAATTGTCCCGAGCCTGCTGCTTTAATTATAAAAGCAATAGAAACTTATGTAAATTCTGATGAATGGAGTGCACCAAGTACTGGTGCATGTCTTTCAGCTATTACTGCCAGTAATCCAAGTAATCAGTCTATTGAACTCTTTATGGAGTTATTTACTGAAAGTATGATGGGGTTCCTTAGTCAAATGGGGTATCCGGCAGATAAGTTTGAAATCAATGTAAAACTAAAAGATGATGGACAAAGCACAGAGTCTTAGTAAAATAAGTAAAGAATTAATGTTGAAAGAGCCCTATTACGGGTTCTTTCTTATTATGTTGAATAAAGTTTGGAGAAAAGATCTCCCAACTGCAGGAGTAAGCAAACAGAATATTAACTATCAATTAGCCATCAATGAGGAATTCTGGATGGGTCTAAGTGATGATCATAAAATGGGCTTACTGAAACATGAATTACTCCATATTGCATTTGGACACCTTACAAGTTTTAGTTCTTTTAGTAACAAGAAACTTGCAAATGTTGCAATGGATATGGAGATTAATCAGTATATTGAAGACTCTTGGCTGCCAGAAGGAGGTATCAGAATTGAAGATTATGAAGATCTTAAACTAGATAAAAAGGCTGGTTGTAGATATTACTATGACCAGCTTCTCCGTCTTCAAGATGAGAAGGATAAGCAAGGTAGTACAGGTAATCAAGGTATGGATAAATTGCTTGATGATATAGCAAATGGAGACATACCAGATCATTCTACATGGGAAGAGTTTGATGACATGACCGATGCTGAGAAAAAACTAATTGAAAAACAAGTTCAGAAGATTCTACAAGATGCAAAAGAACAGACTATTAAGAAACGTGGTAATATGCCAGGTGAGATTGAGGGTCTTATTGTAGTTGAGGAGTTTACTAAACCTAAATTTGATTGGAAAGGTTATCTCAGAAGATTTACAGGAGTAAGTACTAAAGTATTCACTAAGAAAATCAGAAGAAAAGAGAACCGTAGATATGAAGACAATCCAGGTCTGAAGATTAAGATGCGTCAACACATGTTGCTTGCTATTGATACTTCAGGTTCAGTAAGTGATACAGAGCTTGCTGAGTTTATGAATGAGATTCATCATATCTATAAAGCAGGAGTAGATATCACTGTAGTACAGTGTGATACTTCTATTAAGTCTGTTGAGCCCTATAAAGGCAAAAATGAAATCAATGTATTAGGAAGAGGTGGGACTGAATTTGATCCCGTCCTTGATTATTACAATGCAAACCTAAAGAAATATACAAGCTTGGTATATTTCACTGATGGTGAATGTTATACATCTGTAAAACCAAGAAGCAAAGTCTTATGGGTTTTGTCAGAAAGATCAAGCATGAATGAGGACCTACCAGGTCAAGTAATTAAATTAGAATTATAAAAAAAACGTTATGAACACAGTACAATTGAATGCAGAAGAGTTAAAGACTTTTATCAAACACATGGTAATTAATAATCAGCACATCCAAGCTCAGGGTAAAGTTCCGGTAGCTGTCAATATTGAGGGTGATGCTGGTCTTGGTAAGACTTCAACTATTTTACAATTGGGTAAAGAGTTAGAAATGGACGTTGTAAAACTTAATCTATCTCAGATTGAGGAGTTAGGTGACCTTGTTGGTTTTCCTGTTAAAGAATTTCTTGTTAGAAATCAAGAAGGTAAACAAAGATGGATTACTGAAGCTCAAGTAAGTGGTGCTCTTAAAGCAGGTTATACTGTAGCAGATAAGAGAATGTCTCATGCTGCTCCTGAATGGATTCAAGGTAAAGGTGAAGGTGGTTTCCTAATCTTGGATGACTATACTCGTGCTGACCACAGATTCATGCAAGCTACTATGGAGATCTTAGATAGACAAGAATATGTTTCTTGGAAACTACCTAAGAACTGGCATGTTATCTTGACTTCAAATCCAGACAATGGTGACTATAATGTAACCAGTCTAGATGTAGCTCAGAAGACTAGATTTGTTTCTGTTGAGATGAAGTATGATGTAAATGTTTGGGCTAAGTGGGCTGAGACCGCAGGTATTGATGGTAGATGTATTAACTTCATGTTGATGCACCCAGAGCTTGTGACTCAACGTGTTAATCCAAGATCTATCACTACATTCTTCAATGCTATTAGTTCTATTCCTAAGTTTGAAGATCAATTGCCTTTAATCCAAATGATTGGTGAGGGTTCTGTAGGTGCAGACTTTAGTTCTATGTTTACTATGTTTATCAATAACAAGTTAGATAAGATTATTTCTCCAGAAGATCTTCTTACTAAAGATGAAGCATATGTAAAAGGTGCTTTGTTAAATTCTGTAGGAGAAGGTGATGATTTCCGTGCTGACTTGTCTAGTGTGATTGCAACACGTGTCATTAACTATTCACTTACTGTAGCTGACAAAGGAGGGGTTCCTGCAACTATGATTGACAGATTAGCCAAACTTACTACAGAGTTTGAAGGTTTTACAAATGACTTGAGATACTATATGGTCAAAGAGATTGTAAATGGTAACAAAGTTAAGTTTGCAAAACTCATGCAAGATACTAATGTAGTTAAGATGGCTATACAGTAAAACTAACGTAAAAGGTTTCCCCTTTAAAAATTCATCATTTTAATTAAATCAAACATAAATGGGGGTGTAACAGCCCCCTTTAATTTATAATTATGAAAAGAGCAGTATTTTTTGATAAGGAAGATGAAGTATTCAATGTAGATATAAGATATGTACTTGAAGATCCTTCAAAATTTGAACTATTTACAATAAGTAAAGGGTATACTCCTGCACAAGGAGATACAATTTATCTTATGCCGGGTGTTAATATCCCAAGAGCAAAACTGAAAGACCTAGCACTTAACCAAGGAATTAAAGTAGTAAGAGATTCTGATAAAGCAAATGTAATAATTACAGGTAAAGCTACTCCAGGTAGAGTGTTAAATGGTAGTTGGTATTATACAGCACC